ACCGCCGTTTTTTCATAACATAAATAGAATTATACAATCTATAATACTAGGAAGTGTGATATATGGCAGTAGAATTATTTGGTTTCACAATCGCAAAGACTAAAGAAGAAGAAGTCGCTGATACAGTAAAATCATTTGTGCCACCAGCACATGATGATGGAGCAGTAGAAGTAGCTGCTGGAGGCGTATATGGTACATATGTCGATCTAGAAGGCACTACTAAATCAGAAGCAGATCTAGTCTCTCGGTATCGTACTATGGCTATGCAACCCGAATGTGATAGTGCTATTGAAGATATCGTCAATGAAGCTATTGTTATTGACGATGCCCTGCCAGTAGATATTATTTTAGACGATTTAGAGTACTCTGATACTATTAAAACAAAAATTAGACAAGAATTTTATAATGTTTTAAAACTTCTAGATTTCAATGCTAACGGCTATGATATCTTTAAACAGTGGTATGTAGATGGTCGTTTGTACTACCACATTATGATAAATGATGCTAAACCCAGAGAAGGTATTGCAGAATTACGTAAGATAGACCCTAGAAAAATTAAGAAAATTCGAGAGAATATTACTACTGTCGATCCTCGTACTAAAGTTCCTATTGAATCTGGTTACAATGAATACTATATATATTACTCAAAAGGCATTGGAACTGCTGGTACTCAAAGTGGTATTAAGGTAGCAAAAGATTCTATCTGTCATGTGACTAGTGGTGTAATAGATCCTAATAATCAATTCATTCTAGGCTATCTACACAAAGCTATCAAGCCTCTAAATCAACTTCGGATGTTGGAAGATGCTACTGTAATTTATCGTCTATCTAGAGCGCCAGAAAGACGTATCTTTTATATCGATGTGGGCAATCTACCACCAGCAAAAGCAGAACAATACTTAGCTAATATGATGGCCAAGTATAAAAATCGTCTAGTTTATGATGCTACTACGGGTGAAGTTAGAGATGATCGTAAATTTATGACTATGCTAGAAGACTTTTGGCTACCTAGACGAGAAGGTGGCAGAGGTACTCAAATCGAAACTTTGCCCGGTGGTACTAATCTAGGTGAAATGGATGATGTAGACTATTTCCGTCGTAAGTTGTATAAGGCTCTTAATGTACCCGTTACTCGTTTAGAGACAGAAAATACATTTAATTTAGGTAGAGGCGGCGAAATTACCCGTGATGAATTAAAATTCTCTAAATTTATTAAAAGATTGCGTAACCGTTTCACTCAAATATTTGATGAACTATTAGAAATTCAATTGGTGTTAAAAGGCGTTATCAATCGTAAAGATTGGCAAAAGATTCGTGAGAGTATCTCCTTTGAATTCTCTCATGACAATTACTATTCAGAATTAAAAGAATCTGAAATACTTCGTGAAAGATTAAATCTTGCTAACGAGATTGAGGGTTTTGTTGGTAAATATTATTCTTTGGCTTGGATTCGTAAAAATGTTCTTCATATGTCTGAAGAAGATATAGAAGAAATGGATAAAGAAATTAAAGCCGAAGAAGAAGACCCAGATAGTCCTATGAACGATGAAAACGAAGATGATAATGTTGAAGATGATAACGAACCAGAAGAGGTCGCACAAGAAGAAGAATTCAAACCTTTAGAAATGAGTGAAGAAGATCGAAAGCTTATTACGAAAATGTCATCGATGTTAGATACTATAGAGTTGGATGACGAGGAAGAATAATGAAAGAACTTATACAAGCCAAAGTTCTAGCGGCCGCAGTAAAAATTTCTAAAAAAGAAATGAATAGCCGATTTTTGTCTATTCAAGAACAGTTGGATAATATCAAAATTATCAAAGGTCCTGAAGGCCCAATTGGTCCTAAAGGCGATTCTGGTGATGATGCAAAACCTGTCATTGTTGAAGCAGTTGGTCCTAAAGGAGAACAAGGCGAAAAAGGGGATAAAGGAAACAACGGTAATGCTTTAATCGAAGCAGGTATATATGAAGATAATTTAGTATTAGATTTTTCTGATGGTGAAAAATTAAATGTTGGTAAAGTAATAGGTCCAAGAGGTGGACAAGGAAAACAAGGTTTAATCGGTGAACAGGGTATTGTAGGACCTATTGGACCTCTAGGCGAACAAGGTCTTGTCGGCGCTGAAGGTGTGAAAGGAGACAAAGGTGATCAAGGAAATATCGGCCTCACAGGTAAATCAGGACCCGTTGGTATACGAGGGATTGATGGAATTAAGGGTGATCAAGGCGAAAAAGGCGAGAAAGGACCTGAAGGAGAGAAGGGTATCGCGGGCCCGTATGGTCCGAGAGGAGAAAAAGGTGATAGAGGGTCTCAAGGCGAAATAGGTCCTGTTGGACAAGAAGGCGCAGATGGTAGACTTGTTGACCTAAAACCTTTACAAACAGAACTAGAAGATAGCTTAAAAACTTTTAGAGATAGCATCAGTTCTCAAGTAACAAGATTAGCCCTATCTGGTGGCGGTAGCTCTTCAGGTGGTGGTGAAGTACTACTATATAAACTAGATGATGTAGACTATAATACAGTAAGAACACCTGGTGCAAGTATGGATGGTTATGGTCTAGTATATAGTCATGCTAAAGGCAAATGGGAAGCTAACAGTATAGTATCTGCTATAACTATAAAAGAAGAAGGTACTACAGTAGCTACTGCTATTCATACGTTAAACTTTGTTGGTGCTACTGTAACAGTTTCTAATACTAGTACTACTGATCTAAGAATTAACGTACATCCAGAAGCAGCTTTTATTGCTAATTCAGTGGCTCGCCAAGCTTTTCTAGGATCAGCTAATGTAGTAGCATGGGCGGGCAATACGTCTTCTGTAACCACTTCATCTGGTAATTGGTCCCTGCATTCTGATATAGTAGCAAATCCGGTAGGACATATAGTTATTGATATAGGCGGAACTAATTACAAAATACCTTACTTTAGTTAATAATTTAACTATTATAAATACATATAGGAGAATTTGATGGATGTACAAGATAAATTAAGCGATGCGATCACACATTTGACTGATAACGAAACGTCAAAGTTTCGTAATGTCGTCTATGATGTTCTTGCATTCAAAGCAAACGATACAATTGATTCTGTAAAACACAATATCGCATCAACACTATTCAGTTCTGAGGAAGAATCGAGCAATGAAGAAATTTAAGTCTTTAAGAGAAGCAGCCGCTTCCGATCATGTTACTAAGAAGAATAATGATAATAATATGTCTACAAATGACATTGAATTTGTAGATCTTCATGCAGTAGAAGTAACAGATCATCCTGTAGCTACTGAAGCTCAATTTCCTAATAAAGAAAAGAAAACGTTTTCAGGTCTTCGTAAAGTAAATACTAATGAAGCTTTTGAAAAAGAAGACGCTAGTGATTTTTGTTTGGCCGCGGCTGTTGCAAAAAAAGAAGGTAAAAAGAAATTCATTTTTGCTGGTAAAGAATATCCAGTCACTATTAAAACTGATATCGCAGTGAAAGAAAATGTTGAAAGTGTTTATGATGAAGAAGTAGAATTCATCGAAGAAGCAATCAAAGTAGGCACCTTGAAATTAAATAACGGCAAATCAGTCAAAGTAAGTAAAGAAGACGCCGCCACACTAAATTCTGTATTAGAAGATCTTAATCCTGTTAATCGTAAGCGCATGGAAGAAGAATTGAAGAAAGACGAAAAGTCATATAAGAATATGCTTACCTTTGCAAAGAGGACCGATTAATGCCTATTGTAACCAAATCTAATAAACCAAATGGTTATGTAGTATTTTCTACATCAGTCACAGGTGGTTTTAAATTAAATCATGCAACTTTAGCTTCAGCAAATAGTGCTGGCGAAACAGTTGCCGAAATGTCTATTTCAGAAGTAATGTGGTCAGTTAATGGTACTAATAGATGGACAGTAACTAGAGGTAGTAATACTGTAGCTGTATTAAGTGGTAGTGGTAGTCATGATTATCAATCTAGTGGTATGTCTTTGGAACATTATTTAGGTGATAGACAAGCTAATGTTATTTTTACACTTTCTGGTGGTACTGGCACAGTAGTAGCTAAGTTTCATAAAGTATCTGGAGAATAGTATGAAACTCATTACAGAAGTTTTAGAAGATAGTCTAGAGTATATTACTGAAGCTAATGCTGATGGCGAGAAAGAATACTTTATTGAAGGTATCTTTATGCAAGCCAATAAAGCTAATCGCAATGGTAGAATTTATCCTACCGAAGTTTTAGAAAAAGAAGTTATACGTTACAACAAAGAGTATATTATGAAGAATCGTGCATTCGGTGAATTGGGTCATCCACAAGGCCCAAGCATTAATCTAGAACGTGTCTCGCATATGATTAAAGAATTATATCAAGATGGAGACAATTTCATGGGCAAAGCTAAGATTATGGATTCTCCTTATGGTAATATCGTTAAGAATTTGATTAAAGAGGGCGCATCTTTAGGTGTTTCATCTAGAGGTATGGGGTCTCTTAAATCTAAAAATGGTATAAATGAAGTTCAAAAAGATTTTTATCTCGCTACCGCAGCCGATATTGTAGCGGATCCATCTGCGCCTGATGCTTTCGTTCAAGGCATTATGGAAGGTGTAGATTGGATTATGGATAGCGGAAGGTGGGTTCAGACATTTGTAGAGAAATCTCAACACGAGATTAAAAAAACTAAAAGGTCTGAACTAGAGGCAACTAAACTTCGTATCTTCGAGGATTTTCTGAAGAAAATGTAAGTTAAATAACAATTATTATAAATATTAAGAATCATAGTAAAGGAGCATAATAATGTCCGACGAGAACACCGAAGAAATTCTAGAAGACGGTGCAGATCTTCAAGAATTCAAATCTGATGATGGGACATCAGAAGTACCTGCACCTGTTGTAACTAAAGCAAAAACAATTGCGGCTGACAAAGCTGTAAAACTAACCTCTGGTGATACTGTTCGAAAAGGCAGCAAAGTAGGTATGATCAATGACATGATGACAAAACTTCATGGCTTGAATAAAGATTCCCTAAAAGCCCAACATAGTAAGATGATGGAAGAACTAGAAGACGATGATGATAATAGTGTAAACGAAGATGAAGATAAAACTGATACCGCGGCAATCGAAGAAAATAGAGTAACTGCCGCAGATATCGACCTTAAAGATGACGTTTCTGCTATTTTCGGCGACGAAGATCTATCAGAAGAATTCAAGACTAAAGTAACTACTATTTTTGAAGCTGCCGTTATTTCTAAGATTAATGAGAAACTAATGGAAGTAACACTAAGACTAGAGTCCGAAAATCAATTAGAAACTCTAAAGACTCATGAAGAGCTAGTAGAAAAGACTGATAGCTTTCTTGATTATGCAATTACCGAATGGAGAGAAGAGAATCGTTTAGCTTTAGAATCCGGTGTTCGTACCGAGATTGCTGAAGAGTTTATGTCTGGTATGAAAAAACTTTTCGAAGATAGCTACATCGACATCCCCGAAGGTAAAGTTGACGTACTAGCTAATATGTCAGAGAAGGCAGATGAGTTAGAAGAGTCTCTTAATAAAGAAATCGCAAAGAATGTAGAATTATCTGATGATATTGAGAAGTTACTTCGTAGTAATGTAGTTTCAGAAGCTGCCTTTGCGTTAACCGATGCTAATTCTGAAAAGCTAGTTAATCTATCAGCCGGTGTAGAATTTGTATCAGAAGAAGATTTTCGTGAGAAAGTCACCATGATTAAAGAAAGCTATTTCACTGATGGAGATAAAGTACAATCCTTCGTCGATGAGAGTGAGCCACTAGAAGTATCTGTAGATACAACTATGCCACAGAATATGTCTCACTATGCGGCCGCCATTTCTAGAAGTATCAAGAAATAACGTATCTTATAAATAATAATAGTAAGTAATAAAAGGAGTTACAATAATGTTAACTGAAGATCTAATTAAGAAATGGGGCCCAGTTCTAGAGCATCCTGAACTAAACGACATCAAGGACGCTCATAAGAGACAGGTTACCGCAGTTCTACTAGAGAACCAAGAGAAGGCTTCACGCGAAGCAGCTTTCGGTTCAGGTGGATATCAGATGCCAAGCCTACTTGGTGAGGCAGCGCCTTCTAATGCTATGGGTGCTTCTTCCTCAACCGCTGGTGATGGTTCAGTCGATATCTTCGATCCAGTCCTAGTTGCACTCGTCCGTCGTTCTATGCCTAATATGGTAGCGTATGACGTTTGTGGTGTTCAACCAATGACTGGCCCAACCGGTCTTATCTTCGCAATGCGCTCACGCTTCAACTCACAAATTCAAGCCGAGGCTCTCCATAACGAAGCTAATACTTCTCACTCAGCTACTGGTTCAACTAGTTCTAATACCGCTAACTTCGCTGGTGTTATCGATGGTGCTGCTGGCGGTCTACAATCTGGTGATGATCCAACTGCCCGTTCTACTGGCGGTGCTTATAGCCCACATACTGGTATGTCAACTGCTTCTGGCGAAGCCCTAGGCGATGCCGCTGCAAACGCATTCTCAGAAATGGCTTTCTCCGTTGAGAAGGTTGCAGTAACTGCCGTTTCCCGTGCTCTAAAGGCAGAGTACACCATGGAGCTTGCACAAGATCTTAAAGCTATTCATGGTCTAGATGCTGAGACTGAACTTTCCAACATCCTTTCCGCTGAAATCCTTTCAGAAATTAACCGGGAAGTCGTTCGCACCATTAACTATACTGCTACTGCTGGTGCAACTGAGAATACCACCGTTTCTGGTACTTTCAACCTAGATGTCGATTCAAATGGCCGTTGGTCAGTTGAGAAGTTCAAAGGCATGATCTTCCAGATCGAACGCGAAGCCAACCAGATCGCTAAGTCTACTCGTCGCGGCAAGGGTAATATCCTAATCTGCGGTTCAGACGTAGCTTCTGCTCTACAAATGGCAGGCGTTCTAGACTACACTCCAGCACTTGCTGCTAATCTAAACGTCGATGACACAGGCAATACTTTCGCTGGTGTTCTAAACGGTCGGATTAAAGTGTATGTTGACCCATACTTCTCAAGTGCTTCGGGTAATCAGTACTTCACCGTAGGCTACAAGGGTGCTAGTGCATTCGATGCTGGTCTCTTCTACTGCCCATATGTTCCATTACAAATGGTTCGTGCAGTTGGTGAGAATACTTTCCAGCCTAAGATTGGCTTCAAGACCCGCTACGGCATGGTCGCGAACCCATTCGCTACTACGGCTGCTGATGGTGCAATCGCCTTCGCTAAGAAGAACGTTTACTATCGTCTAGTTACCGTTTCTAACTTAATGTAAGATTGGGATTAACCCAACCTGAACTAGAGGGGGGCTTCGGCTCCCCTCTTTTTTTATATAAATACATTAGGAGGAACATATATGGCGTCGGACCCTACTAACAAGAATTTCTTAGGACAAACTGGTTTCAGATTGGTGCTTGATAGAACACCAACCGTAAACTATTTTTCCCAATCAGCTAGTCTACCAGCAATTAGTCTAGGCATTGCCAATATTGTCAATCCTTTAATCGATTACCCATTGCCCGGTGAAAAACTTGCATTCTCAGCATTTAATATCTCTTTCAGAGTAGACGAAGATCTAAAGAACTATATAGAAATATACAATTGGTTAGTAGGCTTGGGTTCTCCTTCAACTACAGATCAATATAATAGATTTAAAAATAATAGTGTACACCAGTCTAATCTATCAGATGCTACGTTATCTATCCTAAGTAGTAAATACAATCCTAATATAAGAGTAAAGTTTCAAAAAATGTTTCCCGAATCTATCTCTGAATTACTATTCACTAGTACTGGTTCTGATATTGAATACTTAGAAGCTACAGTATCTTTTAGATATTCACTATATACTATAGAAGCACTATAATTTAAAAGAAAGGTGAAAGAACTTGAAAATAGAAGATATTATGAACGAATGGACTAACGATACTGTTATGGACAATACATCACTCGATAAAGAAAGTTTGAAAATACCTACATTACATTCTAAATGGCTTCGTATTCTAAGCACAGAACGACAAAAATTAAGAAGCATACATATAAAGAGACAAACACTTACTAAAGTATTAGGGGAATATTATCGAGGAGAACTGAATAACCCCGAGGACCTAGAAGAAATTAAACGAAAACCCTGGCCTAAAACTGTTATTAAAAGTGAAATGCAACACCACGTAGATGCAGATACAGACATGATAGAGTTGAATTTAAAAATGGCGTATCAACAAGAAAGCGTCGATGTACTAGATTCAATAATGAAAGAAATCAACAGTAGACAGTGGAATATTAGAAATGCAATTGAATGGAGAAAGTTCGAAAACGGAGTCGGATAGTGATATCTTCATTCAATCTTATAATGAAGTATACATAAGAATAGAAAGTAATCGCGGAATAGCTCAAGAGCTTAGTGAACATTTTTCATTTTATGTCCCAGGCTACCGTTTCATGCCAGCGTTTAAGTCAAGAAGTTGGGACGGCAAAATACGTCTCTTCGATGTGAATAAACTTACCATATATAAAGGCCTCATAGAAGAAGTAAAGAAATTCGCTACTTCACGAAACTACTCTATAGAGTTAGATAATAATTTAGATACCGCTAATGAATTCTCTATGTTTGAGTGTGGACAGTTCATACAATCTATAAAAACTAAACTAGAACCTAGAAACTATCAGATCGAAGGATTTGTTCATGCGGTTCGTAACAATCGCTGTTTATTGTTATCTCCTACTGGTAGTGGTAAGTCATTTATTATCTACTTAATTACACGATTTTATCCTCAAAGAAAATTAATTATCGTGCCTACTATATCTTTAGTACATCAACTAGAAAAAGACTTTAAAGATTATTCTGGTCAACCTGGATTTAGAACCTTGAAGATTTCAGGAGATACTAATAAAGACTGGGTGCATCGTATAGATGAAGATATAGTTATCACTACATGGCAATCTATATACAAGATGCCTAGAGATTGGTTTACTCAATTTGGTGTAGTTATAGGAGATGAGGCACATCAATACAAAGCAAAATCTCTTACTTCTATATTAGAAAAGATGCCTACTTGTAAGTATAGATTTGGATTTACTGGTACACTAGACGGCACAGAGACACATCAACTAGTATTAGAAGGTCTATTCGGCAAAGTTAAAGCCTTAGTCAAAACAAAAGAATTGATGGAAGCTAATCAGTTAGCTAAACTACATATTAAGATACTATTACTTAAATACAGTAAACAAACTTGTAAAGAGCGAAGTGGTTTAAAGTATAGTGACGAGATGGGTTTTATAGTAGGCCATCAGAAAAGAAATGAATTCATACA